CTTTGGTTCTTGCCCATTGTGCATGCTTTTGATAAGTTTTATTTTGAGCAGACGGCAGGAGCTGTACCATCTCTGTGGAAATCAGAGTCGGATAACTTGGGCGTTCTTGATGAAATGGGGAATGTACCTAGTTTGTTTACTATGTGTTCGAATACATTGTCGTGGTCCCATTATGTGTTTGGGCAGAGGTACGGACGAGATTCTTGGTGTTGTACTAACGAGAGTTTTGATCATTATGACGCTCTTAGGCTTTTTCGCGAGTTTCAGATAGTAAATAACTCTCGGGATGCTCACTTTGAGAAGGTTATGTCCTATATGAACAAGGCGCATGATTTATTGTATGATTGTCTTCTTCGTATTGATAAGAAGCATATGCCCGTTGCTTTTGGGTATAATCCTTTACGGATTGCGCTTGACATGAATTTGTATTCGTCGTCGGGCATTCGGCCTGGTCCTCAAAATGTCGTTGGTGAAGCGGGAGGTATTCCCATTGTTAAGTCTGTCACTGGTATGAAGGCTGAACAAGTTGAGCCAGCTGTTCGACAGCACTTTGACTGGGTTCGCAAAACTATGGCAGGTGAGGTAGTGCACTTGCCTTCGTATTGTATTAATAAAGTCAAAGTGGAGCGACGTTGTAAGTATGGCTGTATGGTAAAGGATTTGGATAATATACATCGTAAGAAACGAGTGTTTTTTATAACCAATACTCTTCATCAAGTTCACTCGACGTGGATAAATGGTCCTAGAATTAAAATTGAGCGCGGTCCTGTCATCAATATTGGTCGTAGTTGGTGGTTTGGCGGAGCCTATGATTTTGCAAGGTATCTCCATTATGATGTGAAGAACATGACGTGGCATGAGGGTGACTTTCAACATCACGATAAGCATATTGTGGACTGGCTTTTGTCTTTTTACCAAGCTGCAAATATGCGTTATTATGACTACGATAATATGTCGTCTAATGAGAAGATGTTGTTTCTTCGTGCCAATGCGGAAGCCCTTATAAATATGGTATGTAAGCCAACCGTTCATGTTGGTGGAGTGTGGCAAATTATTGTGGGTGTTTTGTATTCTGGAGGGAAAGAGACGTCTCATGCTGGGTCATGGATCACTGCGCTATGTTTTTGCATCTATATAGTGGATACTATGGCTATATATCCGATGCGAGCGCAGTATATATTAGAGTGTTTGAAACGAGGCTATATTCGTATTTGCGTTTATGGGGACGACCATTTGTGTGCTGTCCTAAGCGCGTGTCAGACATTCTAAATGAGACTTTATTTGCAGCATGTCTAAAGAAATATATGCATATGGAAATCCAGGATATCTTGTCTCATGATGTGTTTTTGTCTACATGGAATCGTGTTACAGGAGAGTTGATTCACGTGGGGCCAAAATTTCTCCGTCGGTATTTTATTTCTGGAGACGACGGAGAGTTACCAGTCTTGCCCTTTAAGCCAACGTCGGACACACTTCAGAAGACGTTGGCGCCTAAAACAGAGTATGTTCCGGACCTCATTTTGAGTGTTGTGGGGCAGGCGTGGGATTCTCAGTTTACTAATCCTGTTTCGTATAAGTGTCTT